CGGCCGGACCGGGCTGCCGTTCGCGCTGCTGGGGTTCGTGTGCTGGGAGGTGTTCTCGTGAGCTACAGCGAATTCATCACGCGCAAGACGCTTGACTTGTTCTCGGACGCGGCTGCGTGAGCATTCAGGACTACGAGCGCATGAAGGCCGAGTGGATCGCGCAGCACCCCGACGCGACGCCGGCCGAGTACGCGCAAGCGATGAGAGAGATTGCACAAAAGGCGGGCGTGTGAATTTCTACAAGCATTACATCGGCGACTTCCAGCGCGACACCGGGCACCTGAGCCTGACGGAGCGTGGCGCATACCTGGCGCTGATTCATCACTACTACGCGACAGAAAAGCCGCTGCCGAAGGATCACACGTCGCTGTGCAGGATCGCTGGCGCAATCACGAAGCAAGAGCGCGATGCGGTGAAGGTTGTCATGTCGTTTTTCGAGTGTGTTGAGAGCGGGCTGATGCACAAGAGGATCGAGGCGGAGATTCAAAAAGCGGGGGCCGTGGCAGACAAAAACCGTGAAATCGCGCTGGCACGAGAAGCCAAGAGACGTGCAGAAAAAGAAGCACGAACAGAGCACGAACAGAGCACGAATCGTGCTCCAAGCGTGCCACGGTCAGAGCACGAAAAGAGCACTAACCAGACTCCAGACACCAGAGAAGAACTAAAAGCCCCCCAACCCCCCGTGCCGGGGGGCGTGGTCGTGCCTGTTCGGCCAAGGCGAAAATCCGAGGCGATGACGTTCAAAGCGTTCTTTGACCGAGCGAGGGAGAGGGGCGAGAAGGCGATCACCGACTACACGCCGGTTTGGCAGTTCGCTGAGAACGCCGCCATTCCGCGAGAGTTCATCGAGCTTTGCTGGCTGGTTTTCCGCAATCGGTACGGCCCTGGCGGCGCCCGTGAGGCCAAGCGGTACAGCGATTGGCGGAAGACTTTCCGCAACGCCGTTGAGGACAACTGGTTTAAGCTGTGGTCGTTTGACGCGCAGGGCCAGTGCTTCCTGACGGCGCAGGGGCGCCAGCACGAGAACACGCTTCGGGGTGCAGCATGACTGCCGCGCTTCGAGTCCCGCCGCACAGCATTGAGTCGGAGCAGTCCGTTATCGGCGGTCTGCTGCTGGACAACGGCGCAATCGACCACGTTGGAAGCCTGCGCCCGGAGCACTTTTACCGCGACGACCACCGCAGGATTTACACGGCAATTTGCGCGCTGATTGCCGCCAACAAGCCGGCCGACGTCATCACGGTTTTTGACGCTCTAGAGCAAAGCGGAGAAGCCGAACGGGTCGGTGGGCTTGCTTACCTCGGGGATATCGCGAACAACACACCGTCGGCCGCGAATATCCGTCGCTATGCGGAAACAGTCGTTGATCGCGCCTTGCTGAGGGCACTGCAGGCCGCTGGCGACGACATCGCCGCGCGCTCTACTGATCCACTGCCGACCAACGAAAAAATCGACTACGCGCAGTCTCGCATCATGGCTTTGTGCGAGCGTGCAACAACGAAAGACCCGCGCGGAGTTCGCGAGGTAATGATTCAAAGCCTCGACCGAATCCAGAAGATGCAGGACGGAGAGATTCCGCCTGGGCTGCTCACTGGGTTTAGTGACGTTGATTCCCGCTGCCGCGTTCTCAAGCCGTCAAGCCTGATCATTCTTGCTGCCCGCCCTGGCATGGGGAAAACCGCATTTGCGCTTCGTATCGCCGCGAATGTTGCGGAGACCGGAACGGGCGTTCTGTTCTGCTCAATGGAAATGGAAGCGCAGCAGCTTACTGACCGGCTGATATCTAGTTATGGCCGCGTACCGTTCGGCGCCGTGATTGGCGAGCGGAGCCTGCAAGACGAGGATACGGACAGGATCACGGTCGCGACCTCTCGAATTGCAAAGATGAATCTCTCAATTGACGACCAATCAGCGCTGACGCTGTGGGATGTGCGCACGAAAGCGCGGCAGGTACAGCGCCGCTCAGGCCTTGGTTTGATTGTTATCGACTACCTGCAATTGATGCGCGCAGAGGGTGAGAACCGCACACAAGAGGTCGGCAGCATTAGCCGAGGGCTAAAGGCGCTGGCGAAGGATATGGGCGTGCCTGTTATCGCCCTCTCGCAGCTTAATCGAGGGCTTGAATCTCGTCCTAACAAGCGTCCGGTAATGAGCGATCTGCGGGAGTCCGGAGATATTGAACAGGACGCCGACGTTGTGTGGGGGCTTTACAGGGACGAGGTTTATAACCCCGATTCTGCATACAAAGGGCTTGCCGAACTCCTATGGCTGAAGAATCGAAGCGGTGAAGCGGGTGGGAGTACTCCGCTTGCCTGGATCGGTGAGCATGTTTTCTATGGGAATGCTGACAAGTCTGCATATCAGGAGGCGTCAGCAAGGTCTGCAACGGCCGGCGTAAAGGGCCGCCATAGCTGGCTTTCAAATGACGACTAACAAATGCCTCTGCCCACAATGCACAGACAATCCCGCCCCGACATATACCGTCGAATACATGCGGGAATGCGAGGCAAGGATGGTCTGTGCAATGCGAACGAAAGATCAGCGGGCAGAGTACATCGGGCGGATTGAAGCGAAGAACAAAGAGCGCGCGGCAAAACTCAAGGAAGCGGTAAGGAAGGAATGGGATGAACGACTGGCAAATCGGAATGCTGGCCCTGCGCGGTGAGCCTATCAATGCATCCTGGCCTGAAAGCAAAATCAGCCCGTCAATGATGGACGTGCAGGATGCAATCGTCGCTCTCGGCGAGGCTACGGCGGGTGAAATCGGCGAATACCTGGGCATGTCACGCGAAAGCGCACAGGAGGCGCTGGCGAGGCTGCGCAGCATTGAACCGCGAATCAGGCGCGTGAAGAACTCCAGCAAAGCATACGTGTATTGGCTCGAATGATCCGTCTAACCTCACCCGCCGCGCGCCAAGCTGCAATGCGCATGATTGCGAATGCGCCGGAAGGATACGTGTGCATCATCAAGGAAGCGACTCGCAGCCTGGAGCAGAACGCGCGCATGTGGGCAATGCTGACAGATGTGAGCAATCAGGTTGATTGGTACGGCCAGACGCTGACGCCCGAGGAATGGAAATGTGTGCTGACGGCGGCGATGAAGAAGCAAAAGGTCGTGCCGGGAATTGACGGCGGTTTTGTGGTGGTTGGCGCCAGAACGTCAAAGATGGGGGTGCGGGAAATGGGGGAATTGATGGAGTTGATCGAGGCATTCGGCGCGCAACAGGGCGTGCGGTTTAGTGCAAGGGAGGCGGCATGACCACATTCCGCCCCGGAAAGACGCCTCTCTACTGCGCCCACTGCGGAGACGCGCGAATCATGCACATGCCAGAGGATATGGCGTGCGTGAAGCAGGCAGAGCCGGTTGAGATATGGCCGATTGTCATCAAGGAAATGGAAGCGCGCGACCGGATGGGCCGGGAGCGTTACGGCGTACCGCTGACAGCGAGTAACGGGCGTGACGCTCTGTGGGATGCGTATGAAGAGGCGCTAGACCTGTGCGCGTATCTGCGGCAGGCAATTTACGAGAGGGATGGGAAATGAGCGGGCACATGGGGCGCGTTGCTGAATTGCCGTGCTGTCTGTGTGGCGCCATGCCTGTCGAAGTGCATCACGTCACTGAAGGAAAGACGTTCGGCAAGCGCGACAAATTGCACTTTTGCACGATTCCCGTCTGCCCGTCGTGCCATCGAGGCCCGCAGGGGATACACGGCGACAAGACAATGCTACGGATCAAGAAGAAGTCAGAACTCGAGCTGCTGTCTGAAACGCTGGAGGCGATCTATGGCTAAGAGTCAACGCGACAAAGGCCAGCGCCGCGAGCGTGAGGCATACGCGCACCTGTGCGATGAATTGGGCCACCAGCAAATAGAGCGCAACTACGGGCAGGCAGCTAACGGCGGGATCGACATCAAGGCCGGGCCGTTCGGGGTGGAAGTGAAGGCGCGGGCCTCGATCTCGTGCGTGCGCTGGCTGGAGCAGTCAATAGCGGCGTGTGAGCCGCTGGGCCTTGTTCCGATGGTCTATGCGCGCGAGGACAGGGGTGAGCCGATTGTTATCATGCGGGCGGCGGATGCAATGAAACTGATGCGGGGGGAAATGTGACCCGCCCCCGCTGCGCACTCGGCCGTGTAGTCATGTCCGGAGACGACTTTGATTTCCTGCGCTGGCAGGCATGGAACGACAGCCCTGACGGCAAGCGGCATTTCATCTGCGAGATTGACCCTGACGCACTGAGCATTGAGCAAATGGCCGTCCTTATGGAACTTGGAAACAAGCTTTATCCGCCGAACGCCTACAAACGGAAAGGAAAGCAATGAGCGCACGCGGCCACGAATGGGCAGATGCATGGCTCCGCAGATGGGCCGACTGGCACCGGGGCGAGCAATACGGGCGAGGATACCCTGCTGCATCTGCTGGATTCACAAAAGCGGGCGGCGTTGCATCCGAAGACACATTCGACCACATGTGCGAGGCCAGCGACAATTACATGTGCGCCCTCGTGGATGCCGCTGTGAGCGATCTGGAGCCGATCCAGGGTGCGGCGATATGCCACCACTACGGTATAGCGGCTGTGTGGCGATTCAAGAGGTTCAGCGTGGCTGATGTGCTGCCGGGTGCGCTGGATGATTTCGAGCGGGCGGCTAGGAAACGGGGGGTGGTGTGAGATCGGAATACGTCCCGAAGGGGAGCATGTGCATGCGGTGCGAACACCGACACGAAGACTGTTCGGACTTGGATTTCAGATCAATGCGCCCGCTTGTAGAGCTGTCAGATGGAACGGTTATCGTCCGGTGCGATTCATTCTAACGAGGCGAGTTACAAATTACCTCTTGTGTTACGTGTAACGGTGGCCTAAGATAGAACCATCAACAACGCGCAAGGGGAACAAAATGGCTCGCTTTCAAGTTATCGGTGTGAATGACGACAAAGACTTTTGCGAGTGCTGCGGCCGCTCCGGCCTTAAGCGGGTTGTCTGGATTCAGGACGAAGAAAGCGGCGAAATTAAGCATTTCGGAACTACTTGTGCCACGTCGCCTAAGCATGGCTTCGGTGTCGATACGGAAGTAAAAGTTGCAGTAAAGCGCGCCGACGACAAGATCCGCACGCTCAACATTTTGGCTAGTCACGCTTACCGCCGTAAGGGCGGTGCGTATATCAAAAATGCAGATGGCGTTTCTTGGACGCCTGCAGACCGTGATTTGCTTCAAGCATGCAAGGCGGAAATCGAAGCGCGCGGGTTTAACTACTAATGACCGACACCACAAACAAACAACGCCAAGCCGCCTTCCGCAAGAAAAAGCGGGAGGATGGCTTGCAAGAGGTGCGGGGGATATTTGCCCCGCCAGAACTGCACGATGCGATCAAGGAAGCGGCGAAACAAATACTTGACGCTCAGAAAAAATAATGCTTGAATTGCGTCGGGACACTGCGCCCTAAAGAAACGCAATGCTCGCCATCTTCGGATCGCGGGCCTTTTTCGTTTGGAACGTTCAATCACGGTCGGTCACCGAAAGGGGCCGGCCGTTTTCGTTTGCATCGACCGCGCGACACGCGGGCCTATACGGAGCAGGACACATGACCTACGACGAGTTCATCGCGCAAGCGCCTCGCTATGAGCCGCCGACAGACTTTGACGCTTGGCTGAAAGAGGCGGAGCGGTATGAGGTGGGCGAGTAAGTCATGGGCCGCCCGAGCAAGTACAAGCCGGAGTTTGCAGAGCAGGCAAAGAAGCTTGCCGTACTCGGAGCAACAGATGCACAAATGGCCGATTTCTTCAAGGTGTCTATCTCGACATTCAGCCTTTGGAAAGTCGAGCACCCTGAGTTTTCGGAATCCTTAAAGGTTGGCAAGGAAGAGGCGGATAAGCGCGTCGAACACAGCTTGTATCAGCGAGCGATGGGATACGAGCACGACGAAGTAGATATTCGTGTCGTGGCCGGCGAACTAAAGATGACGCCGATTCGCAAGCACTATCCGCCCGACACGACCGCCTGCATTTTCTGGCTGAAGAATCGCAAGCCGAAGGAATGGCGCGACAAGGTTGAGCACGAACACAGCGGCGGCGTAACTGTATCGCTGAGTGGAACAGACGCAGACCTTTAAGCTGACAGCCGCGCAAGAGGCGGCGCAGCGAGTGATGGCCTCACAGGCCACGCACATCATGTTGTACGGCGGAAGCCGAAGCGGTAAGACGTTCCTGATTGTGCGTGCAATATGCGTTCGGGCGTTGAAGGCGCCAGGATCACGACACGCAATCCTGCGATTCCGGTTTAACGCGGTTAAGGCGTCGATCATTCACGACACCTTCCCGAAAGTGCTGCAGCTGTGCTTTCCGGGCGTTGAGGTTGAGCTGAATAAGACGGATTGGTTTGCGACGTTCCCGAACGGTTCGCAAATCTGGTTCGGCGGCCTGGACGACAAAGAGCGCACCGAAAAGATTCTCGGCCAGGAGTACGCGACCATCTTTTTGAACGAGTGCAGTCAGATACCTTGGACGGCTCGCGGAATCGCAGTAACGCGCCTCGCGCAGCGGTGCATCGAGAAAGTGGAAGGGAAGCCGGAGCGCGTCCTGCCGCTGAAGATGTACTACGACGAGAACCCGCCCGACAAGGGGCACTGGTCGTATCGGCTGTTCGTGCAAAAGGTCGATCCGGAGACAAAGCGCCCGCTGTCGGGTCAGACGGATTTCGCTTACTACCGCATCAACCCAGCAGACAACCAAGAGAACCTGCCGGACAGCTACATCAAGACGCTGCAAGGGCTTTCATCGCGCCTTCAAAAGCGGTTCCTTGAGGGTGAATTCAGGGACATGAACCCGAACGCGCTGTTTGCTGGGGAGCACCTTGACAAGTGGCGCGTGACTGACGGGCGTTTGCCTGACTTTCTGCGCGTTGTGGTTGCCGTCGATCCGTCTGGTTCTGGCGATGAGGACAACGCGGACAACGACGCAATCGGCATCTGTGTTGCTGCGCTTGGCACGGACGGCAACGGCTACTTGCTGGAAGACCTCACGCTGAAAGCCGGCCCCGCGACGTGGGGCAACGTCGCAGTAAGCGCATTTGAGCGTCACAAAGCGGATGTTGTTGTGGCTGAGACGAACTTCGGCGGAGCGATGGTCCGCCAGGTCATTCAGACCGCAAGACCGCGAACGCCCTACAAGGAAGTGAAGGCCAGTCGCGGCAAGGTGCAGCGCGCAGAGCCGATCAGCTCGCTTGTAGAGCAGGGAAAGGTGCGGTTGGTTGGCTACTTCCCAGAGCTTGAAGAGGAGCTGGCCGGCTTCTCGACCACTGGATACACAGGCGAAGGCTCGCCAAACCGTGCTGACGCGTTTGTGTGGGCGTTTGCCGAGCTATTCCCGTCACTCGTTGCTGAGCGCGTAGAGCGCAAAACGCAGTCAAAACAAAGGACACACCACGGCTCAGCCGGATGGATGACATGAACGAAAAAGACCTCATAGAGCTGGCACAGGAACAATTTGCGCAGGCTCTTGAGGCGGAATCCGTCCAGCGCGAGCAGTTCCGCGAAGACCTCGACATCTACGATGGCGCCGGCATCTGGCCGGAACAACTGCGCCGTGCTCGCCAGAACAACCCGCGGGGCGCGCGTCCGTGCCTGAACGTGTCGGACCTGCCCGCTCGGGTGCATCAGATCACCAACGATGTGCGGCAGAACCCGCCGAGCATCAAGACGCGGCCGGTCGATGACAACGCTGACGTTGAGACTGCGGAAATATTCGACGGCATCATCCGCCACATCGAAGAGCAGTCGCAGTCTGACATTGCGTTCCAGACCGCGAACCTTCATCAGGTGATTGGCGGATACGGCTACTTCCGCATCACTGATGGATACGACAAGATCGGGCAGCGAGAGCTGTTTATCCGCCCGATTTACGACGTCAATTCCGTTGTGTTCGATCCGTGGAGCATGTGCCCGGTCGGATCGGACGCACAGTTTGCGTTTGTGTCGGAAGAAGTCGCCCGCAAGCAGTTCGAGCGCGAGTATCCGAATGTCGATCTGACCGGCTCGGAGGCGTTCGACAGCAGCGACGGCAATCCTTGGGTGAGCGACGAGTCTGTGCGCGTGTCCGAGTGGTTCAGGCTGGAGCAGAAGAGGGGCGCCAACGTCATTAAGGCAGGCGGGCAAGAGTACAGCGAGGACGAGTATTGGGCGCTGGAAGACAGGCCGACCGTTGAGGACGCGGGCCAGCCCGAAAAGACCGTCTGCATGTGGCGCAAGATTGTCGGCACCAAGATTCTGAGAGAGGTAGAGCTACCCATCCCGTACATCCCGATCATTCGTGTTCCGGGTGAAATGTACGTCAAGGAAGGCCGGCTTGTGTTCAAGGGCCTGGTGCGTGACTCGCGTGATGCAGTGCGCGCTGTGTCGTTCCAGATGTCCGCGCTGGTTGAGGCAATCGCGCTTGAGCCGAAAGCGCCGTACATCGGCGTCAAGGGTGCGTTCGATGGCGAGGAAGACGTGTGGGCGATGGCAAACACGGAAAACCTTCCTTACCTTGAATACAACCCGGTTGATGTGAATGGTGTGCCTGCGCCCCCGCCGCAGCGCCAGCCGCCTCCTATGGCGTCCCAGGGTATTGCGCAGGCGCTGATGCTGTCTAAGGACGCGCTCAAGTCGGTCACCGGCCAGCATGACGCATCGATGGGTGCGCAGGGCAACGAGACCAGCGGTAAAGCGATTCTGGCTCGCCAGCGTGAAGGCGATGTCGCTAACTACCACTTCGTCGACAACCTCGCGAAGGCTGTTCGGTTTGCTGGCCGCATCCTGATTGCGTGGATTCCGCATGTGTATGACGAGCGTCGCGTCGCCCGCATCGTTGGGGAAGACGGTGAGCCGGGTTATGCGGAAATGGACAGCCAGCAGCCCGAAGCGGTGCGCAAGGTGCAAGGCCCGGACGGCATCAAGCGCATCTACAACCTTGGCGTTGGCTGCTACGACGTCATTTCGACCGTTGGCCCGAGCTACACGACCAAGCGCCAAGAAGCTGTTGCGGCGATGACCCAGGTCATGCAGGGCAACCCGAACGTGTTCCCGCTTATCGGCGATCTGTGGATGCGTGCGCAGGACTGGCCGGGTGCTGACGACATGGCGAAGCGGCTTAAGGCGATGGTGCCGCCGCAGGCCCTGCAAGCCGATCAGGAAGAAGGTCAGCAGATTCCGCCTGAGGTGCAGGCGATGGTGCAGCAACTGCAAGCGCAGCTTCAGGAGGGCGCGCAGATCGTGCAGGAACTGCAGGCGGAGAACGAGCAACTGCAGCAGCAGATGCAGATGAAGCAGCAAGAGAAGGCCGCAGAGATTGAGGGCCGGCTGACTCAAGAGAAGATCAAGCAGGCCGGCGAGATCGAGCGCGCAGAGATTGAGGCCGAATCGAAAGAGCGCGTCGCCATGCTGGAAGCGCAGCAGGCAGAGACGCAGCACAAGCTGGACACGCTGACGCAGTACGTCATCCAGTTGATGCAGATGGAACAAGCCGAAGCCAATAGAGAGATGGCCGAAGGCGAAGAAACCCCGCAGTAACCGACCGGACGGCATCCGGGCTTCCCCGAAGGAGTAGTCAATGTCAGATGAAAATCTGATGGGCGTTGTCACGCCTGAACAACCTGACGCGCAGGATAACGCGGCCACTGAAGCCCCGGACACGGCGACCGAGGCGCAAGACGACAAGCCGGAAAAGACCTTTACCCAAGCCGAACTCGACAAGATCGTTCAGCGGGAAAAGGCACGAGCAGAACGACGTGCGGAACGGTCGATGGGGGCGCTGCTGGAGAAGATCAGCAGCCTTGAACAGTCCATCAACGAACTTCGCACAAAACCGAAGGCTGAAGCCGCTGATGCAGCGCAGGCCGCGCCGAAACGTGACGACTTCGACACTTACGAAGACTACGTGGAGGCGAAGGCCGAGTTTCGCGCCCTGCAAGTCCTGAAGAAGGAACAGGAGAGGCAGCGCAAGCAGGCGGAAGAAACCGAGAGCAAGACCAAGCAAGAGCGCGCAGTAAAGGAATTCGAGAAGGCCACGGCGGCACGCATCGAGGCAGGGCGAAAAGCCTTTGCGGATTTTGATGCGGTCATCAACGAGGCTTTCGAGGATGGCGTGATCCCTGCCGGATCAGCCCTGCATTACGCGCTGGTAGAGGACGACGCAGGCCACGAACTGGCCTACCACCTCGCCAAACATCCAGACGACGCAGAACGCATTGCCGCTCTACCTGAGCGGGCGATGTTGCGCGAACTCGGGAAGCTGTCGGTCAAGCTCGGAGAGAAGAAACCTTCGGACAAACCTGCGCCGATGGACCCCGTTGGGAATCGGCGCGCCCCAGGTACTGCGCTGCGCGATGACATCTCTATGGACGAGTGGGCCCGCAGACGCGAAGCACAACTGAGAGGTAAGTGAAATGCCGAACAACATCCTGACCCCGGTGCAGATCACTCGTGAATCTGCCCGCATTCTGGAAAACGAACTGGTCTTCAACAAGAAGATCAACCGTGAGTACAGCGACGAATTCGCCCAGCGCGGCGCAAAGATCGGCGCAACGATCAACGTCCGCATGCCGGCGCGCTACACCTCGACGACCGGCGCCGCTCTGTCGGTGCAAGATTTCGTCGAAACCTACACCCCGCTGACCCTGACGACTCAACGTCACGTCGATATCGCCTTCACCTCGCAAGAGCTGACGCTGAGCCTTGACGACTTCAGCACCCGCGTCCTGCGCCCTGCAATCTCGCAGCTTGCGAACGACATGGATGTGGATGGCGTGTTGATGGCGAAGAACGCAACCTTCAATCTGTTCGGCACGCCGGGCTCCATCCCGAACTCGATGCTGCCGTACACGACCGCCAAGGCTGCGATCTACGACCAAGGCGGCCCGAAGGATGATGGCTACACCGCGATCCTGTCCCCGATGGCTGAAGTCACCCTGATCGACGGTCAAAAGGGCCTGTTCCAGTCGGCGGAAAAGATTGCCGCGCAGTACGAACAGGGCCAGATGGGCAAAGCGGGTGGCCTGAACTTCTACATGTCGCAGGTCATGCCGATTCACACTGTCGGCCCGCTGGGTGGCACGCCGCTGGTGAATGGCGCGCAGTCCGCATCCGCTCCGACTGGCTCGCTGACCACCACCACCAGCGACCTGCAACAGCCGTTCTCGCTGGTCACTGATGGCTGGACCGCTTCGGCTGCTGCGCGACTGAAGGCGGGTGACGTTTTCACCATCGCGGGCGTGTTCTCGGTCAATCCGCAGACTCGTCAATCGACCGGCCGTCTGCAGCAGTTTGTGGTCACGTCTAACGTGTCGTCGGATGGCTCGGGCAATGCAACCATCCCGGTTCTGCCGCGCCCGATCTTCTCGGGCCAGTATCAGAACGTGACCAGCGCAACCAACAACATCGCGGACAATGCCGCGCTGACTGTGGTCGGTACGGCTTCGACCAGCTACCGCAACAACCTGGTGTTCCACAAAGACGCTTACATGCTGGGCACGGCTGACCTGATCATGCCGGACGGCGTGGATATGGCTGCCCGCGAGAACTACAAGGGCATTTCGATGCGCATGGTCCGCCAGTACCGTATCGGCACCGACGACCTGCCGGCCCGCGTGGATATCCTCTACGGCCACAAGCCGCTTTACAACGCCCTCGGCGCTCGCGTTACCGAGTAATTCCCCTGCAGCACCTTAAGGCCCCGGACTAACCCTCCGGGGCTTTTTCTTTGGGAGTCCCCAATGTCCAGCATGATCCCTCGCGGCAACATCAACAAACTGCAAATCGTCTCTGTCGCGCTCACTCCGTCCGCTGTGTCGGCCAACACGACCGCGCAACAGACCTTCACCGTTACCGGCGTCAAGGTTGGCGACGTTGTCGTTGCGGTCGAAAAGCCATCTCACCAAGCCGGCCTCGGCATCGTTGGTGCGCGCGTGACCGCAGCCAATACGGTCGGCATCACGTTCAGCAACAACACCGGCGCAGGCATCACCCCGACCGCTGGCGAAACCTACGACTTCGTCATCGCGCGTCTGGATAGCACCCAGGCAGTGTTCTGATGATTCGTCCGCTCGATAATCGCCTGCTGGTTGAGCCGGTGGTGTGCCTGTCTGCCTCGCTTTGGACGCCAGAGCAGCGCTCGCGCTGGGGCAATGGGCAGAAGGTGTCGCGCGGTCGGGTTGTCGCTACTGGCCCCGGCCCGTGGCTCAAGAACGGCACGCGTCGCCCTGTGGATGTACGCATCGGCGACGTGGTGCATTTCTCCGACTCCTGCGGGAAGCCGTATCAGGACGGAGACAAGACCCTGTACTTCATCCGTGAGGATGACATCGCCTTCGTTGAGGAAGAGCCGGTTGTGACGGCCGACTTCTTGGGCGCGAGAGAGGACTATGACAATTAAGCCTGAGTCGTTCCCGTCGTGGATTTACCACGCGACAGAACCGGCATACATCTGCATGACGGAAGCAGAGTTTGACGCGCTGCCGGCAGAGTGGGCGGACCATCCTGACCGAGTGCCGAAGGCTGTTGAGCCGGATTCAGTGCCGAAGCCCAGCGCCGTTCAAATCGCCGTGCCTGACGCGGTTCCGAACGAATCGGTTGTTGAGGCACCCAAGCGTCGCGGTCGTCCGCCGAAGGCTGAGTGATGGCTATCACCACGGCTCTCGACCTCATCAAGTACGCGCTTAAGAAGCGGCGCGTCTTGGGTGTCGGCGACACGCTGACGGACGAGGAAGCGCAGGATGCGCTTGACACGCTCAACTTGATGCTTGAGTCGTGGAGCCTTGACCGTGTGAGCGTCTATAACGAGGCGCAACAGACGTTTGTCTCGAATGGTCAGGCCGCCTACACCATCGGCCCCGGTGGCGATATCAACGTCACCGAGCGGCCCACAAAGCTCACCAGCGCCTACACCCGCGACGCAGCCGGCATTGATCATCCGATGCGCGTTCTGCTGAACGCCCAGGACTACGACGGCATTCAGTTGAAGAGCGTCGCCGTGCCGTGGCCGTCCGCCGTCTGGTACGAGCCGACGAACCCGCTTGGCACGCTGCACTTCTGGCCGGTGCCGAACGGCTACACGATATATCTGCGGTTCTGGCAGCAGTTGCAGCAGTTCGACAGCCTGACCGAGCAAATCGAACTGCCGATCGGCTACAAAGAGGCCATTGGCCTGAATCTGGCGATCAAGTGCGAGGATTTCGGCGGTACGGTTACGCCGGCTCTTGAGGGCATGGCGCGCACGTCTTACGGACGGCTGAAGGCGTTCAATCGCAAGATTCCGTCATCGTCTGTTGAGATTGCGTACATGAACCGCAATCGGCCGTACAACATCATGAGCGATGGATACAGCCCATGATCAATCCGGTTCCGCTGTTCGGCATGGGGCTGGGTGGCAAGTCCCGCAACGTGTCCGATCAGCTTCTGACGAATCTGTACCGCGAGATACAGCCGGAGGGCGAGAAGAACCGGATGGCGATCTACCCGACCCCTGGATTGGAGCTATTCCAGTCGTTAGGCGCATCCCCCGCTCGCGGGTTGTGGCAAAAAGGCGACCTTTTGTACGCCGTTGTTCGCGACTCGCTTTACAGCATCAATAACGCAGCCGTTGTGACCAATCTTGGCGCGCTATCCACCTCTTCGGGGCGGGTGGATATGTCAGACAACGGGACGCAGCTTATTGTTGTTGATGGTAGCAATGGATACATCTACAACACCTCGGCGCCGCCCCCCGCATCGATCGCATCAATAACGCGGGTCGGGACGCTGGCCACGCTAACGACGGCAACCCCGCACGGATTGCCTGATGGGTCGGAGATTGTGGTTTCCGGGGCGTCCCCCGCTCAATACAACGGCACATTCAGGGTTACCGTCACTGGCGCTTCAACATTCACGTACGTAATGGCATCTGACCCCGGCGCAAGCGCTTCGCCGGTGGGTAGTTACACGGTCAATGCCTTTACAAGAATTACCGACGCAGATTTCCCAGGCGCCGACACCGTTACGTTCCTCGGCGGATATTTCATTATCAGCAAGCCTGATTCTGGCGAGTTTTACCTTTCGGCCCTTTACAACGGGCTGCTGTGGGACGCACTGGACTTCGCTACAGCGGAAAGCAATCCTGATCTTCTCGTCCGTGTTTTTGCGGACGGCGGGCAGCTCATGTTGTTTGGCGACAAGACGACCGAAGCATGGGGGAATAGCGGCGCCGCAGATTTCCCGTTTGCCATCATTGGCGGTGCCGCTTCTGAGTGGGGTTTGGCCGCCCGCTGGTCGGTCGCCAAGTTTGATAACTCAGTCATGTTCCTGCGCAAGAACAGGCTGGGCCAGGTGCAGATAGCCAAGCAGGCGGGCTATCAGTCGATGGCGATCAGCACGCCGGAGCTGGATAACCGCATCAACAGCTATTCGGCCGTGAGTGACGCGACGGCTTTCAGCTACATGATTGACGGGCACTCGTTCTATCAGATCAATTTCCCGACCGCGAACGAAAGCTGGCTGTACGACGGCCTTTCTAACGCGTGGCAGAAGGTGCAATCGGGGACGGGCAGGCACCGCGCCGAAATGCAGGTGAATTTCATTGACCGCCCGTATGTCGCCGACTACGAAAACGGCAACATCTACCGGCTTGACCCGAGCGCTTACACCGACAACGGCGCCCCGATTGCGCGCGAGATGATCTGCCGCCACGTGATGACGGGAGACTGGTCGATTTTCGATGAACTGTGGTTAGAAATGGAGGCCGGTGTCGGCCTTGTGTCGGGCCAGGGATCAGACCCGCAGATCATGATGCAAGTCAGCAAGGACGGCGGTCACACATGGTCTAAGGAGGTGTGGGTCTCGTTCGGGAAGATTGGTGAGTACCGCACGCGCGCGGTATGGCGGCGCCTTGGTCGTGCTCGTGACTGGCTTTTCAAGTTCCGCGTGACTGACCCGGTAAAGACCGCGTTCGTCTCGGCCTGGGGGCGCATCAGTGGCTGACTTTGAGCTTCCGTCGAATACGCCGGTTTGCGAAGGGCAGACAACGGACCGCAGGTGGATGCAGTGGTTTGACCGCATCCATGCAATCTGCGTTGCCAACCAGCAAGCGGGGACGACGGCTGCCCGGCCTACGTCTCGCCTGTGGATTGGCCGCCGCTACTTCGATGAAACGCTAGGAAAACCGGTGTATGTGAAGTCGGTGAAGCCGGCTGTGTGGGTCGATGCAAGCGGGTCTGTCGTCTGAACCAAAGGTTCCGGTCTGTATCCGGGCCGACTACACAATTTTCCTAGAGCAGGCTTTTACGCGCACATGGATCCATTGCGATGTGCGCCGATGGTCTGCGTCTGTTCGCAAGGCAATGCGGGCTGATTTCGATGCACTGCTCACCCTTCATGGTGGTCCGATTTACGCGCTGAACGACCCCCCGGGTTGTGCAAAACATCAGAAATTCATGGCCCTGATGGGCCTCTCGTGGTGTCAGACATTCAAAGAGTCTGGCGTTACGCATCACGTATTTGTGAGGTATTCAAATGGGTAGCGTTGTTGGATCGCTTGCGGGTGGCGCGCTTAGCGCGATGGGCAGCAAGAGAGCCGCAAAGTCTCAAGCCAAGGCCGCAGACCGTGCTACGCGTGCGATGCAAGAGTCCTATGGGACGATGCTCGAGACGCTGACGCCCTACACGCGCGCCGGCTCTCTTGCGTCAAACAAGCTTGCTACATTGCTCGGCCTTGGCTCGGCCACGCCGGCAACCGTCATGCGCGATGCGTCTGGCGTGCCGACGTTCAATCAGACGCTCTACGAGACCGACCCGGCGTATCGAAACGCGTGGGACAAAACGCTTGACTGGCACCGCACGACCTACGGGCGCGGATACGGCGACTGGTCGGACACCAAGACCATTGAGCAGCAGATGCAGAAGTACGGCTATACGCCCACTTCTACGCCGGACCCGGAGTACGGCGCGCTGCTTCAGGAATTCACAGGTGACGACCTTGAGAACGATCCGGGCTATCAGTTCGGGCTGAATCAAGGCATGCAGGCGCTGGACAGGTCGGCATCTGCGCGCGGCAATCTGCTGTCTGGTGCGACGCTGAAGGCTGCGCAGCGGTACGGCCAGGATTACGCCGGCACGAAGTTCAACGAGGCGTTCTCGCGCGACAACACGACCAAGACGCGCGCGGCTAACTTCCTTTCTTCGGTCGCCAACATGGGCCAGAACTCTGCGAGTCAGGCGGGGCAGGCTGCAATGGGCGTTGGTCAGGCGACTGCCAACAACATCATCGGTGCGGGCAACGCATCTGCAGCCGGAACCGTGGGGGCATACAACGCGCTCGGCGGTGCGCTTGGTGACTGGCAGAACTTCCAGAATCAGCAGTCCCTGATCAACCAGATCATGAACGCCAGCTCGAACAGCAATGCCCTGTATTCAAGGGGTGTAACTGGTGGTTGGGATTCCGGATTTGGCTCTAGCGTGAGGAATATTGCGTAATGGCACAGATTGACGCATCCATCCCGCTGCAGGTACAGCGTCCGCGCGTTACCAGCCCGATTGAGCAGTACGCGCAGCTTGAACAACTGCGCGGCCTTCAAGGTCAGGGGCAACTGCGTGAAATGCAGATGCAGGAGCTCCAGGATAAGCGCGCGCGTCAGCAAAACCTGCGCGGCATCCTTGGTCAGGGCCTGCAGGGACAAGACCTCGTTAAGGCGCTGCAGACGGGCGGGTATCTTGATGAGGCGACCGCCTACGCGGAACAACTGCGCGAAGAGCAGGATTCAAGCCTCAAGCGAGAGGGCGAAATCGTCAAGTTGCAGGGCGATCTAGCCAAGTCTGTGATGTCAAACCCGACTGAACAGGCCGCTATCGGCGCAATCGAGCGCATGGAAGCGGCAACCGGGCGTAGGTTTGACAGTGAGCGCGCGGCTGTCTATTCGATGCGCAACGATCCTGCGGCCCTGCGTAAGTGGGCGGCTGGGCATGCGCTGAGCGCCGAACAACAGTTGCCGAAATTCCAACAGTTCGACACGGGCGGTCAGGTGCAGATGGGCACCGTCTCGCCGTTCGGCGAGTACGCGCAGACGGGCGCAATCGACAAGACCGTCACGCCGGATGCCGTGATGACGGATAAGCGCGCGCGAGAGGAGGGCGCGGCGAATCGAGCCGTCACTGTGCGCGGGCAGAACCTGATCGACGCGCGTGCAAGAGAAACGGCAGCCCGAGAGGCCGAAAAGCTCAAGTTTGAGCGCGAGCAAGGCAAAGCGTCAGACATCCAATGGGACAGCGACCGCGGCGTCTTGATCAACAAGCGCACGAAAGAGGTATTCAAACCCGAAGGTATAGCCGGGAGCATGCCGAAGCTGACCGAGGGACAAGCCAAGGCATTCATGTTCGGCAATCGTGCGCTTGAGGCTGACCGCATCATCAGCGGCATGGTTGATAAGAACGGCGAGCCGACTTACAGCCCGATGGCGATCAACGCCAAAGAGGCCGCGAGCAATGTTCCGCTGGTTGGCGGCGCGCTGGGCTACGTGGCTAACAAAGCCATCGGCGAGAACGAACAGAAGGTCGAGCAGGCGCAACGCGATTTCATCAATGCTGTGTTGCGCCAAGAGTCTGGCGCGGTCATCAGCCCGGAAGAATTCAACAACGCGCGCAGGCAGTATTTCCCGCAGCCCGGCGATTCAAAAGCGGTGATTGAGCAGAAGGCACGGAACCGGCAGCGCGCAATCGAAGGCTTCAAGGTTGGCGCCGGCCCTGCGTCCGGGATGATCGGCGATGCGCCGAACAAACCCGAGCTGGGCGCGCGGGTGGACGGCTACATCTACAAGGGCGGCGACCCGGCAAACCCCTCTAGCTGGGAAAAGGAACGGTAATGGCCGGCCCTTGGGAGAAGTATCAAAAGTCAGAGCCTTGGCCTTGGGACAAGTACAAGGCGCCCGACCAAAAAGCGCAGAACGAGGCTGCCGTTTTGGAGATGATCCAAAGCCAAGACCCGACTACAGGGATGACGACGACGCAGAAGGCACTTGCTGGCACCGGCAAGGCGTTCTCCGACGTGTATCAGGGACTGACTCAGCTTGAGTCAAGGCTGCCGTCGGTCCTGCAAAGCCCCGTTCGTCGCGCTGTTGGCCTCACCAAACGGCCGGAGCAGATTGACGCGGAAATCAACGAAATAAAGCGCCTTGATGCTCCGTTGATGAACACGACGGCAGGCAAGGTTGGCAACATCGCCGGCAACATCGCTGTGGCCGCGCCTACGGCGTTTATCCCCGGCGTGAATACGACGGTAGGAGCCGGCCTTGTTGGCGCGTCTCAGGGCTTCATACAGCCCATTGCAGAAGGGGAAAGCCGCGCTCTGAACACTATTCTAGGCGGCGTGCTTGGGGCTGGGGGGCAGAAGGTCGGACAAGCCGTAGGCAACAAGATTTCGTCCGCTATCGCAGCGCGGAAGCTCGCACAAGCGCAGAACGTGGGTCGCGACTCAATGCTCGCAGGCGCGAAAGAAGCGGGCTATGTCGTGCCGCCGTCTAGCGTCAATCCGACCAAGCTAAACAGCATGTTGGAGGGGTTGTCCGGCAAGATTAAGACGGCACAACTCGCTAGCCAGAAGAATCAGAACGTCACGAACAGCCTTGTCCGAAAAGCCCTCGGAGTGGCTGACGATCAGCCCATTACGCCGGAGCTTCTGACGGGTATTCGTCGCCAAGCGGGCGAAGCATACGAGGCAATCAAGGGCGTCGGCCGGGTTCAGGCTGATGACGAGTTCTTCAAGGCGCTGGACGACATTGCAGGCAAGTATCAGGGCGCAGCAAAGGACTTTCCGGAGCTTGCAGATAATGGCGTTTTGAACCTGGTGCAAAACCTCAAGAAAGCCGATTTTGATGCAGGCTCTGCCATTGACCTGACCAAAGTCCTACGGGAGTCAGCGGATAAGGCGTATCGAGCCGGCGACAAGGGGCTTGGCGCGGCAAACAAGCGCGCAGCCGATGCAATCGAAGGAGTACTAGAGCGCCACCTAGAGCGCATCAAGGCGCCGGGCGATTTGCTGGTCGCATTCCGCGAGGCACGTCAAGCCATCGCCAAGACCTACAGCGTTGAGTCTGCTCTGAATAAGGTGACGGGCAACATCGATGCTCGGAAGCTTGCAAAGCAGCTTGAAAAGGGGAAGCCGCTTACCGGCTCCCTGAAACAGGCCGCAGAGTTCGCGGGCGCATTCCCGAAGGCGGCGCAGGAGGTCAGAGAAAGCATGCCGGCCGTCAGCCCGCTTGATTTTGCTGGGTCTGGCATTGCATCTGCTGCGGCAGGGAACCCTTCGCCGCTGCTGTGGTTGCTGGGTCGCCCCGCCGTCCGGTCTTGGATTCTGTCCGCCCCCTATCAATCTAGGGTCAATCCTTCGTACGGCACCAATGCCCTTGCGAGACTGGTCGCGGAGAACCCGCAGACGGCCAACCTACTTGCCCGATCCGTTCCCGTCGCCGTTGCTAATTCTCGTGAATAGCAGCTTCTTCATTGGTCCATCTGGAAGAAATTTCCAGAACAGCATTTTGATGGGCCACACGATGCCAACAAATACGATCAGCAGGATGAACGGTTTCAAAATGACCGCGAGCAACCACGTCGGCATCACAAACTCCTATTGAGGCGCACAGATGTCATTTTCTCTTTCTCCAATCGGCAACGAGCAGCAGGTTACGCAGAACGGCGCGCCGCTGTCTGGTGGCTTGCTCTATACCTACCTTGCAGGATCATCCACGCCGGCAGCGACTTACACCGATTCGTCCGGGGCAACGCCGCAGTCTAATCCGATTGTGCTGAACGTTCTAGGTCGCCCGACTAGCCCGATTTGGCTAGCGGATGGGACAGCATACAAGCTCGTTTTGACCGATTCGGCCGGTGTCACTCAATGGACGATTGATAACGTTACGGGCGTTGCTGTTCCCACCCCGGCACAGTCCGAATGGGAAACGTTGGCAACGACGCCGACCTACATCAATGCAACGCAATTCACGGTTCCGGGTGACCAGACAACGGCTCTTCACCTTGGCCGCCGTGTTCGCCTTCCCTGCACTGGCGGCGTCAGGTACGGCGTTATTACTGTGTCTGCTTTTACGACGCTGACCACGGTAACTGTTGAGCTTGATTCCGGCTCTCTGGACAGCGGGTTGTCTGGTGTGTCCGTCGGCATTCTGTCTGCTGCCAATAGCTCTATGCCGTGGATCAAGTCCAATTCAACGGGCTTGACTGCGCTCGGCAAATTCACGCTTGACGCAGACGCGGCAGCGGCACTGGAAGCGGTCACGCTGCAGCAGATGCAAGCGGCTGTTGCGGCTGTGGTGCGAGGCGGGAAGCGGCAGACTGTAGCGTCCGGGCCGGTTGATAGCTCTGGCCTGCCGTCGTTTGGTGGCTCGACTGGATCAACTACTGTCACCGCATCCGGCACGCTGATTGTGACTGCGGCAAACGGCTGGAATACCTCGGGCGCACTGGATCGGGTCGGTTCGATCACAAACCCGTCATGGACCGGCCTTTCGACCGACGGCACGATGTACCTGTACTTGGACATCGCGGCGAATGGCACCTGCACTCCGGGCAGCACGACGCTCGCCCCGACGTATCAACGCGGCGGAACGTACTCGACGACGAACGGGCAATTCACGTTCAATACTTCCGAGATGGTCGGGAAAGTCGGCGACGGGTCGGCCGCGAATCAGACGTACCGGGTCTTTGTTGGACAAGTGACCGTTGCCGGCGGCGTTGTTACGGCGATCACTTGGTACGCGCTCAAAGGCGAATACCGCGGGTCCATCGCAACGGTCCCTGCGGCCGGCACGAGGTCTGTGCTGAACCACAACATCGGCGTGCCGGCGAGCATGCTGCGGGGCGAAGTGATGGTCGAGAACATCACGCCGCAAGGTGGATGGACGGCGGGTCAGATGGTGCCGTGGGTGACTTCATCGGCCACCGGCAGCCGGAACGTTCCGGGGCCAAATTTTGAATCATCGACAGCCCTCTCTGTCGTATCCGGATCGAATGTCGCCATCATCATAAACAGCACGACCGGCACAGAAGTAACTGGAACTCCTGCAAATTGGCGTGTCCGTGTTAGCGCCTCGAGGGACTGGTGATGTACTGGCTGACAGAGGCAGGCGACTACTACGAGGGCGACCGCCAGTCGCCGGACGATGCGCTGGTCCCGCAGCGACCGAGCGCCCGCCATGTATGGCAGGGGGGTACATGGGTGCTTGGCCCGGAGCCGGTTCCGCTTGAGGTGACGCGTGCGCAGGGGAAATTGGCGCTGCTGAATGCGGGTCTTCTCGCGAACGCGCAGGCTGCCGCGACTGCAGCCGGACAGGCCGCAGAAATCGCTTTCAATGACGCGCTGACGTATGAGCGCACATCACCGACGCTTAACGCCTTGGCGACAGCGCTGGGGCTTTCCAGCAACGATCTTGACGCGCTGTTCATCGCCGCGTCGAAGCTCAAACCGTAACCCACCCCACTCAACAAAGGCCGCCTCCGGGCGGCTTTTTCTTTTGGAGCGCCCGCCATGCTTTTCCAGCAATACGGCAACACCGCAACGCTTTCCGGCACCACGAGCAGTTCATCCGGGACTGTGCCGAAAGAGACCAACAGCATTCGCGTGGTGAATGCCGGCGCTGTCCCGGTCTTCATCAAGACCGGCAACGGATCGGCGACTGCAACCACCAGCAGCACGCCGCTCGCTGCTGGCGCTGACGTCCTTCTCTACAAAGACCCGACGCACGACACGGTCGCGGTCATCACCGCATCCAGCACTGCAACCGTTTATATCGCCGCTGGCGTCACGCGCTAAGGAGTAGCCATGCCCACTTTGCAACCCGGTTCCACCTCTCAAGCCTTCGATGTTGATATCGGTCAGACCGTATCTGTTACGCCCGGCAGCGGCGGCACGATGCTTGTTGAATACACCACCAACAGCGAAACCGACATCCGTAACGGTTCGGCGACTTGGCAGGCATGGACTGCCGGAACGGTATCGGCCGCGACCTCTGACGTCGCGATGTTCCCGATGTTTGCTCGGGTGACGGCATACACCACAGCCGGGTCGTATGAGTTGAGCGGCAGCGGTCTGCGTGATGTGCCGAATAAGTATCTGGCGTGGAAGTCGGATGTTGTTTCCGCTCGGAACCCAGCTGGCGCCGCTGCGGTGGTGGGGGCGGCTTACGGTAGTGTTGTGCTGGCTCAAATGAGCGGTGTAGCCCCCGCCCTGTCGGTCATTGCATCGCCTGCCGGCGTCGGCCAGGGTTTCTTCCCGGCGTATCTGGAGCTGTTCGATTTCGCAGCTAGTGGTGTTGGGCCAGGGGACCGGATTGTCATTACGCTGGACTGGGCTTTCCCGCTGGCATCAACTACCGATAGAACGATTCAGTGGGGCCTCGGCGTAAACACCGCTGGCTACAGCCCGGTGCGCAGCCGCACGCCCCCAACCGGACAGACTCGAATCAAGATGATCGTTTCAATCAATGTAGTGTCAGCGACGTTCGCGCGAACTAGCACCGAAATGTACTCAGATGCGGCCAGCCCGTACCGTGTCTACAACGACGTCAACACGCTCAATATCGCCACGCAGAAAGTCTATATTCGGGCCTCCGTGGGGGATACCGCGCACGCTGCCAGCGACTCGATATACCTTTGGGATGCGTCCGTCGTTCGTTATCCGAAGAGGCCGGCATGATACTGCAACCTCTGGATGGCGCTGTCCTGAAACTGGACCATACACATGTCGTTGACCCCGCAAGTCGGCGTGTTGTCAGTACGGACCCGCGCCAAGAATCCCTCCTCGTAGCAGATCGTGGTGTGTGGCGGTCCCGAAGTGCGGCAGACACACTGCTATCTCGTGTTGTTGATGATTCCGCGATAGCTAAGGGGTTCGACAGCCGGCTGATTCGCATTTCGTATCCAGCAAACTCATGCAGTCCGGGAAGCATTGCAGCAAGAGCGCCCCACATATCACCACCTCCCCGTAGCCATCATCCGAGACAGCCGCTGTGCCCGCCGGCCTACCTGTTCAGCCCACTTGCT